TGTTTATTAGCAGGCACTTCTACACCAGAAGCAACTAATACTTCAGTAATAACATCCCACTTTTCCCAAGACCAAACTTGTGCCGGAGTTTCAGTGGACAATACAAACTCTACGCTACGATCATCTTCGCGCAGAGTTGTAGGCTTAAAGGTTGCAGCACGTACAACAATACCCTGTTGCAAACCTTCCGGCGCTTTCCTTACATTATCAGGCATTTTGCTTACCTCCATCTTCTTCAGTTATATCCGGCTGATTTAATGCCGGTTCAGGTGTTACCCCCAAAGATGGGGTTAAGCCCGCTTCTTTAAACAATTCAGTTTCATATTTACGGGTTGCAACAATTTCTTCTATATCGCGACCAGCTGTTTCACACAAATCAGTAAGGGTATTAATGCCCATTTCTACTTCTTCTTTGCCGGCTTTGGCATCTTTTAATGGATCAACCCATTCAGTTTTGGGTCTTGACCAGCTTACACGTAAATATTTTTGTGGGTTTTCTTCATATTTGCGCAGCTTTAATGGTTTAGGACGCCCAAAATACATTTCATGCTCAATAAACCAGCGGTATATACGGCTATAAAATTTTTCAACAAAGATAGCAAAGGTATAACGCATCATAGCTCGTTCAAATAGAAGCATCTGGCGTGAACTGGAGAAATTGGACTGGCTACCATCATTGGATACAGATTCATAGGACATACCTGAACCAACAGATGCCGCTCTTAATTCAGTGCGCACAAAAGGTTCATACTGGGTGCCAGGATTTTCAGGCTTAACCGTTTGAATCTTTTCACCTTTACGCAAATAATGCACGCCACCCGGAGTTACATATTGATACTGATTGCCGCCGTCGTCTGTTTCGCCTTCATCTTCATCAAAGAATGCGCCCGGGTCATCTGACTCGACAAAAACGCCGTAGCCAAGCGCTGTGCGGGCGAGTTTCATGGTATCAGCTCTATACATGCCAATGTTATGAAAATTCATGGCACCAGGGGCAAGGCGGGAAATACCACCAATATCAGACGCACGATTGCGATCATAGAGGTCAACTATATCTTCGGCGGGCACAAATACAGATTCAGATTGTTGCTCTGCCGGATGACGTGGCTTTAACCAATAACCAATAACGCGGTTATATTTATCCAGTTGCCGTCCATTTACAATCCTGAGCTCTGGCGTATCAGTATCTTTGCTGAGATCAAGATGGTCTAATTCAATAGGCTCAATTGCAAGTCTTTTAATTGAATTTTTATCCAGGCTGTCAATATATACGCGGCGGAAAAGAATGCCGCCATCAATGAAAAAATGATTGCCGGCAAGACGTTGCAATTGGTAAATAGAATCACCATTTGCGCCAGCTTCTGGAGCCCAGATTTCCCAACGCTGTAGTATATCATTGTTGGTTTCAACGTCAAAATCATACATATTAGCTGGGTTATCTTTTAAGATTTTGGGTCTTGGCCAACTACCTTCGCCAACCAAACCAGCTACAAAACGCCGCTTCATACCAACAACATTGCTATTGTTGCGGTCTAATTCGCGGGTCATATTAGTAACAGTTTGCCAGCTTTGAACAATTTCCTGGGCACCAGTTGTTTGCGCAGGCTTATATTTGTTATAGGATTTATCGCGATCAGCTGCTGTATAGGCACGCAATAATAGATGCTGCTGATAATAATTTTTTGCATAGCCCGGAGCAACTAATCCAATAGATCTGGCAATAATCTTGGCTATTACATCATACATGCTTATGCTCCAAACATTGGCGCCTTAACAAAGCGCTTACTAACTCTGTCAAGTGCAACTTCTAATGATTTGATTTCATCCATTATTGTTTTAAGATCGGCACGCGTTATCATGCGGCCATTAATGGAGTAAGATTGAGAACCACCCAAAATAGCATCACGCGCTGCTCTAAACAGCACTAGTTCGCTTTCTATTTCGCTTCGGCTTTTCATCTTTTTGCTCCTTGCTCTCGGTTATATTATGCTTAATCTTTTTATTTTTGTCCTGCTTTTGTGGTGTTTTAACAGGCGCTGGTTCTGGTATTTTAACAGGTTCTGGTGGCTGCGCTGCTTCGCCAATCGAACGAAATGTGGAAAGACACTGGCTACAGCACATATATCGCACTTCTTTTACAGTACAGGTAACAGTGCAACGTGCGGGTGGAAGGCCTAGCTCTCTACAGACCGGGCAAATAGTTTCGCCCTTCTCATATTTAACAACGCATCCTTGTGCGGCAACTATCATGCGGGCAAATGTTAATATATTCATGATTATGCCTCTTTAGCGTGTTGCTTATCATGGCATTCTTTGCACAACACTTCCAGATATTTGGGATCACATAACAGATGTTCAAAGACTGTATCTATAATGGCTTCCCAATTAGCAATTTTCTGGGTATGGTGGACTTCTACCGCGAATTCTTTGCCCTTAGCTTTGCTGGCTTTGCGATGACAACACTGACATGTATTATTTTCACGTTTTAGGGACGCCGCTCTTTCACGCGACCGTAGCCACAACCGTCGTAAAGCCTGTCTAACTCTTGATCTTGGTGTTGACGCTAATTTTTTGCCCATAATTGCTCCTTACTCGATCCCACTGGTGTAGGGATTATCTTGATAAATTGGTAGCCGTCTCTTTTTTGGAGCCGGCGGCTTTTGTGTGGGTGGTGTTGGTGGCGCATCGGGCTTTTTATCTTCAGTGGTGGCAAATTTAAGCCCAAGCATTTCAGCCGTCGCCAGGTTAAGCACTTCACAGTCAAAGCTTTCATTGCGCCTGGATGATGGGCATATCCAAATGCCTTTACTATTGCGATATTCTGCGCACATATGCTCCAAATAATCTGTATCAGGATTAGCATGCAATATAAATGCACCTGGTTCATCAAAGTTTAATGAAAGTTTCCCGGCCAGGAAATCTTTATAGTAAGTTGTATTAATACGGACAAGTTTTACCCCGCCTGGCATTGGATTACCATTGGGCATCTTATCAATCTTGGATATTTCCCAGGGGCGACGCATAGTTTGTTCGCCTTTGCTTGCCCTTAAGCGTAAACCTGAATATTTACGGCAAAAATCATAGACTTCAGCTGTTCTATGGCCACCAGAGTCAATCAACCCAGCGGTAATTCGGAACTGTTTATCACCGGATACAGATGCAAAACGTGACCGCATAAGATTATATATATCTTCAAAATCATCCAGTTTTCCGTGTTTTATAAGCCAGGATTGTAAATTATCGCGCCCCCAAGCCCTTATTACATATTCAAAATATAAATCCTGGGTATCTATACCTATTGTTAACCCTACAGCTTCATCTGGCACAATTCCTTCTTGGCGCCCATCGCATAATGCAATTAATTGTTCTATATCGCGGCGCGCATTTTCTGTTGGGTCCCAAGGTTCAGCCAAAGAGCTGTTAATAAAGTTATGCAGCTTCCCAAAATTGCCCATTTTTGCCAGTTTTTGTGCTTTTATGAACTTATCCGCCAATTCACCCCAGCGTGTAACCGGAGAATAGAATTCAGGCAGCAAATATGATCTGTGTTCATCATCTGCATCAGGATTTTGTGATACCCAGCGCCCGTGTAACATCATATTTGGTTTATGATGCTCTTCTATTTTAGCCATGCAATGTGGGCATTCAAAATGTGCAGTTTGCTTGGGCTTATCAGAATCAAATTTAAAACATTTCATGCAAAAGTTAAATTCTGCACCACAATTTGGACATGGCATCATATATAAACGCATATCGCCTTCATTATACATCTGCCATATAACACCAGACGGCACCGTTGGGGTGCTGGTATCCATTTTTAAATGGTTTTTATAGAATTTAGTGCGTTCATAGGCCAAAGAAACCAGATCAGCTTCGGCCTTTTCTTCTTTATATTGTTCATATTTATCAGTTTCGTCCAGGACTACTACCTTGCATGATTCAGCAGATAGTTGGTTTGCACTGGCGCCACGCACAAAAATAACCATATTCTTAAGCTTAATCATAACCTTTTGGTAGTCATTGCGATCACCAGTCTTTTGTTGTGCCAAGACTGTATTTTCATCGATGACTAACATAATTTTATTTTCAGCAAGTGATTTTGCTGCTTGGAGAGAAGGGCGAACCAGCAAAACATTACCAGGGTCATTAGCAATGGTATAAAATATTGCTATCAATGCAGTTGTTGTCTTAGATGATTGGGCAGACCAACATAATGTTATATGCCGAACCTTTGGGTCAGCTACCGCCTCTAGTACTTCTCTGACGTATGGGGTAGAAACAGTAGAATATTTCCCAGGGAGGGGGGAAACCCTTGATGAAAATTCTAAATTTGACTCCGCCCAGCGCCATGGATTTAACTTGGCTGGGATTTGCCATGACTTTACCCAAGATTCATTTAAAGTTTGCAAGCTTGTTGATGACATCGCGTATCTCCTGGTCTAGCCTTGTCTGGATTTCATGCCATGGTAAATTTTCCAAGGATGGTGCTAGTTTGGCCGGAAGGTTTAGCAACATGGTTTTGGTTTGTTCTAGCATGGGCTCAAGCCAATCTTGCACCTCTTTCTTGGCTACCAATACACGCCGGCGCTCCAGCACCTTGGTAAAATCTGTTTCGCATTTGCGCAAAACATCCAGCGTCTTTTGCCATGCATCCAGGCTATTAACTGATATAATGCCAGTCTTTTCTGTGACCTCTTCATACATCTGATATGCTTTTAACTCAGCTATTCTTGCGCGCTCCAGTGCTTTTTCTATGCCCGTGTCTGATAAATCCCCAGATTTTTTTATTATTTTTTTATCAGCAATACTATTTTGTGTTTCTTGTTTAGGTGGACGACCACTCTTTTGTGCTTTAGTTGGGGCTTGGGCGGGAACAATAGCATTATTAATTGCAAGGGATGGGTCAGTGCCCATAAGATATGCCTGAGCAACTTTACGAATTGGTGTTTTATCTGGAGCCCTGGACTTTTGTGGCCGCGATACAATCGCCTGACAATAAGCACGCGCATTATAACCACCCTTCGCTTCATCGTAAACAAGGCCACCAGCATTAGCATAAAAAGCAACAAGGCACTTTTTAACCTTAAGCAAGCGAATAATATCTTGCCGCGACCAATATACATCGTCAGTTAAGCCAGCCATGTGCACCTCCACTTTTTAAGCCTATAAATTTATTATATGATTCAATAATAGATCACCAGAAAGATCGTGACTGGGAAAC